CTATGCTTATACAGAAGTCTGGCGTTCAGTAGATAACGTTTTAGCTAATGCTGTATTGCAAGGTTTTGCCCCAGGCGCGGTCTATTCTGACCCTGTAGGAACCAACAAAAGTTTCTATTACTGGATTCGTTTTGTATCTCAGGCTGACATTGCTGGCCCCTACAACAGTTCTATAGGTACGCTTGGCGGTACTGGCCTTGTGGGCGGTGTGGACCTTGGCCCTTTGATTGTTGATGCTACTAAGCTTGCAGCTGATGCGGTTGAGTCCGGCAAAATCAAAGACGCTGCAATTACGACAACTAAGATTGCTAACCTTGCCGTGGGTAATGCGGCTATTGCCAACTTGGCTGTCAGTAATGCGAAGATTGCCAACCTTGCCGTTGATGATGCAAAAATCTCTGATTTATCAGTAAACAAGCTGACTGCTGGCTCTGTATCCGTAGGGCAGTACATCCAGTCAACTGGCTTTTCCTCTGGCACAAATGGCTGGAAAATTGATGGTAACGGCTCTGCCGAGTTTGGTTCAGCTTCTATCCGTGGGCAAATTACTGCGGCTCAGATTGACTCTCGTGGGCTGTCTATTAAAAACAGTTCTGGCACAGTTATTTTTGCAGCAGGTACAAACCTTGAGGCTCAGTTTATTAACCCAGCAGCTGGCTGGTTAAATTCAGCACTTGTACCCAGCATAACGGCAGCCCAAGACACGGCTGACACAGCAAACTCAAATGCTAGTACAGCACTTTCTACAGCAAATACGGCTAACACAAACGCTTCTACTGCACTTAGTAGCGTAGCTGGTAAGTTGTCCAAAGCAGGCGACACGATTACTGGGCGAATTACATTCTCCGTAGCTGATGGTATGTTTGCTGGTTCAGACACTAGCAATGGCGTGTATTTTGGCAGCACTGGCTTAATTGGCCGCAAAGCAGGCGCTAACACTTTTTATATAAATACTGCAGGTGATGCGGTATTTGGCGGTACTTTGTCAGCGGCTACGGGTAGTTTTGCTGGTTCTATGGCCGTAGGCTCTAGCCCTACATTAGTAGCTGGACCAACTATGACGGGGTCTGGTGCCAATATTTACAGTACTGGCAACTTCGTTCTTGGTAACGCTACTACTAATATTTCGTTTAATGGCTCGACAATGAAGCTTAACGGCGACATTGTTAATACCAACAGTATCCCGCTGGGGGCTATCTCTACTACGGTTAGCGCCACAGGCGCTATTAACTTTACTTTTACAGGTAGTACATCGACTTCGGTCACCACTGCCGCTACAACCTTCCCAGTCGGTACGGTGATTAACTGTTTCTTTACAGCCGTCAAAGTTGATTTTGGTGCTGGAGATATTAATTTACTTCTGAACCTTCGGACGTCTAGTGGCACTTTAGTAGCTACGTTCCTTGGCCAGTCTGGCTTAGAGGCCGTGCAAACTATGGGCCCCAGCGGGGATAAAGTGACTGCTACCTTTACTGGAACCTACGTTATTCCTTTTGATGGGTCGTTTACAGTTGAAGCTTATATCTACAACGGGTACGGCAATAGCTGGACTTGTAAACATGCAGATTTAATTGTACTAGCGAGCAAACGATGATTTACTACGCTTATTACACCAACACAGGCCGGTACGTTCAGTCAGGTACTGCCGTGTCAGAAGTCTCAGAATACGACATTCCTAGCGGATGTTACGTTTATTATGGTGAGGTAGATGTCGGGTCCCAGTACCATAACTTGGCAACAGACGAGCCTGCTGATAAAGGTACACCCCCTGCAGATGGATACATGTTTGACTACACCACTAAGTCGTGGGTACCAAATACCAGCTACCTTGACGCTAAAGCACGGTACGAAAGAGGCCAGTTACTCCAAGCCAGCGACTGGACTCAAATTCCAAACAGCCCATTAACTACAGCCCAGCAAACCGCATGGGCTACATACCGACAAGCACTGCGAGATATTCCTGCTCAGTCAGGGTATCCAGTAAATATTACGTGGCCTACTGCACCTGCATAAAATTTACCTTTTTTGAATAAACAATGTAAGATACAGCCCCATGAGTAACCATACACTTCAGCCGTTAGCCGCATGGATAACTGAGTCCGTAGAAGACCCAGAAGTATTAGAGTTTTTGACGATGGTGTATCACGCTATTGAAACTTGGGATGACATTGTTGACAAAGACAATCAGGTGACTGTGGATGATATGCACGATGTGTTTACTCAACTGCTTATAAAGTTACCAGCCAACGAATTTTATAGAGCCAATTACGCTGCACTTGCAGGCATGTTGATTGTGGTGATTACTGCTTGGCATACGTCAAATGAGATTGATGGGTCTGCAGAAGGCAAAGCGCACGGCTACACGTTGCGCAAAGAGTTTATTAACTTGGTCGTGCTGTGTGTTGCCATGACTGGCAGTGTTGCAGATGCACGCAAAGCGTCATTGTTGGGGTGGACATGCTCTGCTGCCAATGATTCCTTTGACGAATTTATAAGGGGCGAATAATGGGATGGCTTGGCGGAGGTACAGCACCTGCACCTGATCCTGCGATTGGGCAGGCTCAAAAACAATTAGCGGACTTGTCTACTGAACAGTGGAACACGTTCAAGACCGATATTTACCCAACGCTTCTTAAACAACAAGAGAAAGCGGATAAACGGGCTGATGAGATATGGGCTCAAGATAAAGAAATTAGTTCATTCAATCTTGATCAGGCTAAGAAGTCTACTGAACGATATGAAAAAACGGCTATTCCTGCAATGGAAAAACTCAAAGCAGATGCCGACCTTTACAACACTGCTGGCTACCAAGAACAGATGGCTGGCCAAGCTGTTGGTGATATTGCCGCAGCAGAAGAAGTAGCTCGTCAAACTGGAATTCAACGTGACCGTTCATACGGTATTGATCCAACATCAGGTCGCTCTGGTTTGGGTTTTAACGCAAACAACGTAACTGCCGCTCTTGCCAAAGCACAGGCTGGTACACAGACACGCGAAGCCGCTAAAGCTCTTGGTTTACAAAAACAAGCCAACGTGTACAGCATGGCCGCAGGACTACCAATGCAATCACTACAGCAGTCTGGGGCCGCAGTTAATGCAGGTGGTGCTGGCCTTGCCGCTGGTGAATCTGGTATGAACGCTACGATGAAAGCCAGTGGTGCATCTAATGCTGCCGCTGGAACCGCTATGCAGGGGTGGGGCCAAGTGGGTAACTTGGGCGTTAATAAATATCAAGCTGATATTAGTCGTTATAACTCTGAGTCTGCTAACAACCCATGGAATATGGTGCTTGGTGCAGCTGCTGGTGTTGGTACTAAATTCGCTTTAGGTAAGATTTAAGAGGCAAATTATGGCAAGTTCATTTGCACAAGGGTTTCAGATGGGTGGAAGTATGTACGACTCTGCGGAGCGTATGAAACTTGCCAAAGAACAACAAGAGTGGGCACGGGAAGACGCAGCAGCTAAACGTGCGGAGCGCCAACTTGCAGAAGATATTCGTACTGCTGGTGCAGAGACTATTAGCATGGAGGGTAAGCCTTTAGAATATTTAGGCGGTACCGGTATTGACAGAGGTCCACAACCTGCAAATGCTCAAACTGCTCTGCGCCCCGACATTGCAACTGCGCCTGCCAAAATGTATTCGGCAGATCAAGCACAACAAGATTACCTGCGTCGCCTGCGCGGTCTTGATGTTGGTAAAGCACAGCAGTATGAAAAAAGTGTTTTGGAACTCGGTGAGTTACAGCGCGGTAAACGCTACGCTGATAAGCAAGAACTTGCGTTGGGTTTCAACAACCAAGTCATTAAAGACTTGACAGACGCACAGGGTGATGCTGCGGCAGTAATTGAGAAAACGTTTATACCTTTATACAACGACGACAAGTTGCCCGGCTTTAAAGACGGCGGCAAAGCCAAGCTGGTTCCCAGTGCTCTAGGCGGGGACAAGAGTATTGTTATTACTTATAAAGATGGTAAACAAGAAACGTTACCTGCTGACCTGAAGACACTGCAGCAACTGAGTAAGTACACGCAAGATCAAATGATGCAGTCTTCAACTCCAGAAAACTACTGGAAAGCTAAATCACACGCTCTTGAAGAACGAAAAACAACTGCTACTGAAACATCTGCAGCGGCATCTGTTACTTCTGCTAACGCGGCTGCTACTAATGCAAAAACAAATGCGGATAAATTGGCTGCTGATCTTAAAGCCGGAATTCCTACTGCTCAAGCTGCTGAAGCATGGGCCAAAGTCAGAAACTATAACGCTGATGCTGATTTACGTGCCGCACAAGCTAAAGCCATGAAAGAGAAAACAGGCCTCTGGCAATTGGTCGGTACTGATGACGATGGCCAGCCAATTAGTTACGATAGAAACACTGGAAACTTTGCTCGTCCAGATGCTCAGCCAATTAAAAATGTTGAGGTGTTTAAACGCTTATCTGGTGAAAAAGTTGCCAAGGAGCCTATTAGCAACAAAGACATCATTGATTTCGTCGATAAATTTGGTGAGTCGCCAAGTAACGAAAAAGACAAAAAAACTGGTAAGGCTATTCCTATTCGTATGCTGCCGCCTGCAAAACAAAGAGCCTACGCAGAAGATTTCTTCCAAAAAGGTACTGGTACTGGTGCCCAAGGCGGTTTGAAGGACGATGTTAAGCCTGAAGCTCGCAATCCTGAAGCACCAGCGGCTCCTGCTAAATCGGCTTTACCAAGGCCTTCACGCCCAGCGGCAGCGTCTGGCGTACCGGCTGAAACTCCTATGCCAACTAGCTCAGTTGTGTATGGAAAAACCGTGTATAAGATGCCCGGAATGCTGGCAGGGTTTAACACTCCTGAAGAAGCACAAGCTGCATGGGCGCAAAAAAACGCACCGTTGGCACCTCAAACATTTGATTGACGGAAGTACGTATGCCAATTCGCTCGATAGACGAACTGCGTAACTGGGCGGGGCCCGATTGGAAGAGTGCTTCTGATGAAGACCTTATTTCCATGTATTCTCGGGCAGCAAAAGTCCCGCCTACTGAAGTAGCAATGACTCTTGGGTACGACCCGGGTTCCGGTGGGGTTAGTGCTAAACAACTTTCCTCGTCTGTTGATCGATACCAAGCTGGTTTGTATGGTGTAGGTGAAGCTGTTACCGGTGCAATTGGGCTTAACAAAGCCAGTGGCTGGTTGGCTGAACAACGTCGTGCTAACGAATTGCAAGCTGATGTAGCCTCTGCTCGTGCGCGTGAAATGGGTGCGGTCGATACTTGGAAAGACGTTAAAGACGTTGGTGACTTTGGTAGCTATGCAAAAAGTTTAGCAATCCAATCTTTGCCGTATGCAGGCGAAGCTGTAGTAGGCGGTCTTGCTGCCCGTGGCTTAATGTCTGGAACTCGTGCAGCGCTGACTGGTGCAAAAACAGTTGAAGAAGCTGCAGCAGCCAAAAGAGCGCTTGATATTGGTTCTACTGCCGGTGGCGTGGCCGCATCTTATCCATCTGCAGTTGGCGATATCCTAAGCAACCAACGTGAGCAAAGTGGTAAAACAGATTTACTGGCTGCTGGGGGTTTAGCCATTCCTTACGCGGGCCTAAATGCTCTAGGCGTTGATAGCGCACTAATGCGCGGTGGTGTTTTTAGAAATACTATTAATCTACTTGATCGCCCCGGCGGTCTTTTAGGTGCTGCTACACGGACAGTTGCCACAGGTACTGGTGTCGCACTTAAAGAAGGTATTTCTGAAACTGGCCAAGAAGTATTAAACCAAGCAGGCCGCATGGCCGTGGACCCCAACGCTACATTGACTGACCCCGAAGCAATTGAGCGATACAAAGAATCGTTTGCTGGTGGCGCGACTCTTGGCGGTATTATGGGCGGCGGCCTTGGCGGATGGAGAAGAAGCACTCCTGCTACCAACGAAATTCAACAGGCATTTAGCCAGCCTGAAGTTAGCAGTACCCCTATTAACAATGTAGCCCCACCTGCTGCCCCTCTTGTAATTACGCCAGCAAACCACCCAAACCCAACAGCACGTTTAGCTGAATTAGAGGCTGTTGGTAAAGGATCACCTGCACGTACTGTTGAAGGTCCTGATGGTCAACCAATAAAGATTCCAGCAACTGAAGGCCGTTTCTTTACGCCTGAAGAACAGCAAGAATACAAAGCACTCAAAGCTCAAGCAGCAACTCTGACACCCCCTGCTGTAACAGGCGGCACAACAGATATTGCACAGCAGACTCAAGCTGCTGCCGCTGAAAACCAGCAAGTGCAGGAAGCGCAACAAAATTTAGCCAAGCGGGAAGAAGTGTTTGGCAAAGTAGCCACACTGTACGATCCAGAGAATCCAACTTCGTTAAACATATTTGGGCAAAACATTGAAGGCCCACGTGTTGAAACATTTGGTAACCGTTTTGCTACTGTATTTAATACACTGCCCCCACACGTTCAAACACTTGCTCAAGCTATTACACAAGCAAACAAAGCGTTTGCTACGCCTGAAAAGCCAAGCCCACTGGTCAGTTTTAGTTTTAACGCTAACAACCCAGTAACTTCTGCTGAGAAAGCGCTTGAAGCCTTGGGTAAGGTGATGACCAAATTCCAGATTGACCACGTTCAATCATTGGATGAAGCAGTACAGATTCTCAACAAGCTCTCGACGACTACCAAAGGTAATCAACTGGAGCAACTCAACGCCATCTACGAAGCCATTACTGGCCAAGATACAGATGGATTCACAGCAGCACAAGCCACCAAGGCGGAAAAAGGAGCTAAAGATGGAAAATTGCAAACAACTACCGGGCTGGGAGCAGTATCAGTCGAAGGCGGAGCAGGACAAGCAAATGATGGAAACGATGAGAACGTACAATCTAGCAACGTTCAATCCGTCGGGACAGGAAGTCTCCCTGCAGGATCGCTTGGCCTCCAAACTGGACAGCAGGCAGGAGAAGGAATACGGACTGGCACCGGTGCAGACACCAGTGTTGTCGATGGTAATGCGTCGACGCAAGTAATAGGAGCTACAAATGAACAAGCCAGCCAAAGCGCTTTGGGTGGCGGGGAAGCATCCGGTCAATCCCAGCAAGCCGGTGCAGCCAACTTGGATCAACAATCTGTTCAAGATGGCTCAAGAACGTATGACCCCCGTATTACCTTCTACGCAACCGACCTCAGCCACATCTCCAGTGAACGTCGCATCGAAGTAATCTCTGAGCTGTTATTAAAAGTTTTAGCTCCTAAGCAAGAACGTAAAAATACAGTCCCCGCAGCAACACGGGCAGAGATTCTGCGATTGGCCTTGCTTGAGCAATTCCGCCATGCTGACATTGCATCATATACAGGGTTAAAGACTGACACTGTTGAGAAACAACTTGAGCGCATGGGCGTTAAATTGGTTGATGGTGAATTCCAAGTAATCGACCCTGAGTTTGCAGCTCGTATTGTCGAGACTGCTGCTGCTTATCGTTCGCCCGAGTTCCCTGATGGCATTGGTCAAGGTGAACTGTCTGGTCTGTACAACACTCGTTATGAAGGTGAAGAGCAATCTGCCACTTCTTTAGCAGAAGAACTTGAAGCTGGAGAGCAAGAAGGTAAACCTGGGGCCAAACTGCAAGAAGAACTAGGTGGTAAAGAAGACGCTGAAGGTCAAACCATGGGCACGGTATCCACTGCGGGTGGCAGCCAAGGTGCTGTAGATAGTGAAGCCGCTGCGTTCTTTGATAAGGTTGAAAAGCTCCAAACAGAACTGGAAGCATTGCCTCCTAAAGACCCGCGTCGTGCAGCCAAAGCAGAACAGCTTCAAAAATTGTGGGCTGACTATGCTAAGTCACAAGAAAAGCGCAGAGCCAAGGGCGAGGCTGTTGTAGAAGAAGGAGACGAAAATGCCGTTCAAGAATCAAGCACAGAGGAAGTTCCTGTTCAAAAACGAACCGGAGGTGGCAAAAAGGTGGGCAAAGGAAACGCCCAAGGGGGCAAAGCTGCCGGAAAAGCTGAAGTCAAACAAGAAACCAAGCCCGAAGAAATAAAAACCCCCGCTGAAGAGTGGGCCAATCTGTCTAAATTAGCTCCGGAACTACCTCCATATGATGTTCTTACAAACTCTGAGAAGACTCGGTGGGATGATCTCGTCCGCCGTGGACAAGCTAACCTTGCTGCTGCTGTCAAAATTGTCGGTGAGGTTACTCAACCTACTGGCACAGCATTGGCCAACCAAGGGCCTCAGGCAACGGGCGCTACTGGAACTACTCAAGCGTTAGTACCTTGGGCTGGCGTAAAACGCACAACTAAAGGTGATGTAGAGATGGTTCCTACTGCATCACTTGATGGAGTAGCCCAGCGAAACAAAGCTGATACTTCTACACCTGAGTATGCAGCGCTTAAAGCCAGCATCCAAGCTACCGGTATTGTTGACCCTATTACCATCACAACAAATTCTCTTGGTAAGGCCGAAGTCTTTGAAGGCAACCATAGACTGCAAGCAGCTCGTGAACTGGGTTTAACAGAAGTGCCAGTAGTATTGCACGATCGTGTTACTCCATCTGAATCTCAGCCACTGGTAGGCCGTAAACCTAGTTCTATATTACCTGCGGTAACGCCCAAGTTTGGTTCAGACCAAGCAGTTGTTAAGAATCCATACACCGCTGCTGAACTAACTACAGAGATTCAAAACTTTATACGTGCTGACATTTTTGACCGCAAGCTGGTCATTGTTGACAGCATTGAAGACCTACTTAACTCACGCCTGGATGACTTGCGTGCATTGGCTAAAGCAATTAGTGATAAAGGTGCGTATGGTGTTGCTGCTGATGGCACTGCGTATTTGATTGCCAATCGCATTAGTAAAGGTGAAGGTCGTGCTAAGTTTATGCACGAAGTCGGGGCCCACTTAGGCCTTGAGAACCTGTTGCCTACGGCTGTCTATGACAAACTGGTTGACCAATTAGAAACATGGGCTGCAGCAAATGATGGCTCACTTGAATCTAAGTTGGCTAACAAAGCCAGAGAGCGTGTAGGTTACGCTGCAACGCCTACTGTAGACCAGCGCAATGAATTGTTGGCTTACTTTGTTGAAGAAGCCATGCTGGCGGGTGTTGATCCTACGGCTACTGCAAAAGAATCAGGTCCGTTGTACGCATGGTTCCGCACACTATGGGCAGCATTTAAAGTTGCGGTTCGTCGCCTTGGATTTAAACCTGAAAAGCTAACAGCCCAAGACGTAGTCAATATGGCCTACGGTGCTGCTCGCTTGGAAATGTCTGGCACATGGCACGGTACTGCTGCTACGTACCGTAAATTCAACCACAACTTTATGAGTACTGGCGAAGGTGCCCAAGCTTATGGTTGGGGTTCATACCTTGCCCAAGCCGTTGGTATCGGTAAAGGTTACTGGTGGAATGACGTTAAGCGTAAAGAACTTGGTGGCTACGAAAAAGCGTTGGCTCCATATCTTGGCTACACATTTGCAGCAGATGTCATTAATCCCGAAGACATGTCGCTTGAAATTTTTGTAGGGTTTGAACTTACTAAAAACAGTTCTCCAGCAGTTGCCCGTCGCTTGGCAAATTT